AATATAGGTCTTTAAATGGCTCTCCGCCGGAATTCCTTGACAAACTCGCTGCCACGGAATGGCGGAGAGTTTATCCCGAAATTAAAATGGTACTTACGACAGTTGATAAAATGGCGCTCGCGGCATATTGTGTCGCATACGCAAGATGGCGAAAAGCCGATGAATTTATTCAAAATGAAAAAAAACTTGTTTTTAAGACTCCAAACGGCTCAGTTCAGCAATCACCATTTGTCGCCATGGCACGAAATTGGATGTTAGCGATGGAAAAAATCGCTGTTGAATTGGGATTTACGCCGGCAAGCCGATCAAAGGTTGTTTCGACAACACCGGAAGATCCCGATGAAAAATTTTTATTTGGAAAAAAATAAAGGTCGCGAATGTGCATAAAAGACAAAAAATTACAACTTGCGGCGGGAAATATTATTATGATAAAGCCGCGGCGAACCGCGTTATCAATTTTTTTGCAAAATATTTAATTCATGTCAAAGGAAAGTGGGCGGGGGAACCTTTTAAATTATCGAAATGGCAAGCCACGGAAATTATTAAACCGCTTTTTGGATGGAAACGAAAAAAAGATGGTTTAAGACGATTTCAAACTATTTGGGTTGACATTCCTAAAAAAAACGGAAAAAGCACTTTGGCGTCCGGGCTCAGTTTGTATCTTTTATTTGCTGATAACGAAGTCGGCGCTGAGGTTTACGCGGCGGCCACGGATAGATTCCAATCATCAATTGTTTATAATTCGGCTAAAACAATGCTTGAGGCGTCGCCGAAATTATTAAAATACGCTTTCCCCGGGAAAAAAATAATTTCAATCAGGAAAACAAATTCCTTTTTCACCGCGATGTCTTCCGATGTGCCGAACAAACACGGAATAAATCCAAGCGCGGTTATAATTGACGAAGTTCACGCTCACCGGACTCCGGAATTGATTGATACATTGGTTTCGGGATCCGGCGCGTCGCGGGAACAACCGATCTACTTTTATATTACAACGGCGGGGTGGGACCGGACATCAATCTGTTGGGAATATCATAAGATTGCTGAAAAAGTTTTGAAAAATGAAAAATATGATGAAACGCAATTGGTTTGTATGTACGGCGCGCGGCAAAATGAAAATTGGCGGAGTAAAAAAGTTTGGAAAGAAAATAATCCAAACTTAAATATCTCGGTCAAAGAAGATTATATAAAAAGTGAATTTAAAAAAGCCTTGCGAACGCCGAGAAAAAGAAATATGTTTAAACAGCTCCACTTAAATATGTGGACGCAGCAGGCAGTCGTTTGGCTCAATTTGAAAAAATGGGATGAGAATAAAAGAAAAATTATAATTGATGAATTAAGAAAATATCCTTGTTTCGGCGGCCTTGATTTGAGTTCGACTACCGATTTATCGGCTTTTGTCATGGCTTTTAAAACGGATGAAGGTTATATTTTGGTTCCAAAATTTTATATTCCGGCGGACAATATAAAAGAACGCGAAGAAAAAGACGCTGTTCAATATTCCGAATGGGTGAAAGAGGGATTGATCACTACGACGGAAGGCGATGTAATTGATTATAATGTGATTGAGCCCGATATAATTGACGCGTGGAATAATTTTGACATTAAAGAAATCGGCTACGATCCATACAACGCCACACATATTATTCAAAACCTTGAAAAAAAAGATATCGCGATGATTCCGGTCCGGCAGGGAATGCTTACGATGTCGCCGGCAAGCAAAGAGTTTGAAAGACTTATTAATTCCGGAAAAATGATTCATGACGGCAATCCTGTTTTAAGATGGATGGCCGCGAATGCTTCTGTTCAAACTGACAATGTCGGAAATATTAAACCAATAAAAAAGAAATCAACTGCGCGAATTGATGGAATTGTCGCGGCTATTATTGCGATTGAAAGAGGCTTGCGTTTTCTTGATAAATCTGCTACGATTTACTCCGAGCGAGGAATACGAACAATCGATGTTCCATAATTTTTTTAAAAAAATAATTCGCAGTTTGACTTATAAAGAATGGATGGAAGATATTCTTTTGTTGAATACTTCTTCGTCCGGGGTAAGCGTGACCGAAACAACCGCGCTGAATTTGGGTTCTGTATGGGCGTGCATTCAAGTTCTTGCTCAAACAACCGGTTCAATTCCGCTGAAAATTTTTAAAAGAATTTCCGATACTGAAAAACAGGCGGCGCCGGAACATCCGCTATATAATATCTTGCATCTAAGCCCAAATCCGGAAATGACTTCATATTCTTGGCGATCTTTGATGATGTACAATGTTTGTTTGACCGGTAATTTCTATTGCGAAATTCAAAGAAATCGCGGCGGGCAAATAATCGCGTTATGGCCGCTCCCCCCAAACAATGTGACTTTGCTCCGATCTAAAAGCGGAAAAATATATTATAAAGTAGTTATTAATACAGGGCCGGCGGTTTTACTTCGGCGTGATCAAGTTTTTCATTTCAAAGGGTTGTCATCAAACGGCTTGCAAGGCCTTGCGGTTTTAAGCTCTTCAAAAGAAGCTGTCGGCTTGGCTTTGGCCGCGCAAAAATCCGTTGCTAAATTTTTTAAAAATAATTCAGTTCCATACGGCGTTTATGAAACTGAGAAAGTTCTTGAAGATCCAGCTTTTGAACGGCTTAAAAAATCATTAACGCGAGCTCATGAGGGCCTTGAAAACGCGCATCGTATCGCTTTATTGGAATGCGGATTAAAATTTAAGCAAACTACAATTTCGCCCAGGGAATCCCAATTATTGGATTCCCGAAAATACACGCCAAAAGAAATCGCAAGATTTTACAGAATGCCGCTTCATAAAATTCAAGATATGGACGCGGCGACAAATAATAATATTGAACAGCAAGCGCTTGAATTTGTTTCCGACACGATGCTGCCGTGGTTTGTGAATTTTGAGCAAGAAGCCGCGATGAGTTTATTAAGCGAATCCGATCTAAAAGAATATTTTATTGAATATGTGGTTGAGGGATTATTGCGCGCCGACATAAAAACCCGGTACAGTTCGTATCAAATAGGAATTAATAACGGATGGTTAAACGCCGATGAAATTCGCGCTAAAGAAAATATGAATAATTTGCCAAACGGCAAAGGAAAAATATATTATATGCCTGCGAATATTGTGCCAATCGGCAGGCAAATTGAAAAAAAGGAGCCGTCAAATGCTAAATGAATTAAGAAAAGCCATAAAATCGCATAAAACCGATGTAGTTGATAAAGCGTGGGACGCCGGCGTGAACGAGAAGAATTTAAAAAAAGACATGGACGCCTCGTATTATAATAAAGCGTACGCGTGGCGGGACTCAGAAGCCGACGAAAAAAATAAAAGCTCATATAAATTTATTCATCATATGGTTTCGGCGGATGGGATAATTGGCGCCGCCAATGTAAAAGCGTGTCAAAGCGCTATTGGCGTTTTAAACGGCGCCCGAGGCGGAACCAAAATACCAAAAGCCGATTATAGAGGCGTATGGAATCATGTCGCGAAGCACCTGCGCGACGCGGATATAACCCCGCCGGAATTAAAATCTACCGACGATAATATTGAATTTAGAAATACCATGGCGGAGTTCCGCGTTTCCGATGACGGAAAACACATTGAAGGATACGCGGCCGTTTTTAATTCCCTCAGTTTAAATATGGGGTTTTATTATGAGCAAATTCTCCCCGGGGCGTTTAAAAAGACAATTCAAGAGGCAGACATCCGCGCTTTATTTAATCACGATCCGAATTATGTCCTTGGCAGGAATACAAACGGCACGCTTGAATTGAATGAAGATAATCATGGTCTAAAAGTTAAAATCACGCCGCCGAAAACGCAATGGGCGGACGATCTAAAAGAAAGCATAAAGCGAAAAGATATCAGTCAAATGTCTTTCGGATTTAGGGTTATAAAAGATGATGTTCACGAGAATAATAACAATGACTTAATCCGCGATTTAATTGAAGTGAAATTGTTTGATGTTTCGCCGGTAACTTTTCCGGCATATCCGCAAACAGAAGTTTCGCTGCGAAATTTATTTTCCGCGCCCTCTTTTAGGGATGAAAAAATAATAAAAACCTTTATCAATTTAACGCGCGCGGAAAAAATAAATCCCGAAGACTTGCAAACCGTTCAAAAGTATGTTACACTTTTAAAAGAAAAATCGGAGCCGGTTGAAAACCACTCCGAACCGAAAGAAGAGCCGGAAAAATTCCACTCTGAAAACGGAAAAAGAAACACCGAAGTTTTGCGACGACAACTTGATTACTTTGAGTCGCTAATAAAATAAATTCGGAGGAATTTTAAAAAATGGAAAAGAAAATCAAAGAATTAAAAGAAAAAGCGATGAAACTAATTGTCGCGTCAAGAAAAGTTCTTGACCACGCAGAAAAGGAAAAAAGAGATTTGACAAAAGAGGAACGGACGAATTACGACAAAATGTTCAACGATGCGTTGGATCTAAAAGCGGACGCCGAACGGATGGAAGGCCAATTGAAGTTTGAAAAAGAAATGGCTGAACCGGAAGCCCGCGCGATAGTCCCCGGAACGGAACAAACCGAAGCCAGGGAAATAGAGCATCGGCAAGCCATGGAAATTTATCTTCGCAAAAGCAATGATACAGGACTCAGAGCTTTGCAGATAGATTCACCGACTGCCGGCGGTTATCTTATCCCGCAGCAAATGTCAGATAGAATTATCAGGGCTTTAGATCAGAAAGTCTTTTTCCGCAGCCTCGCGAATGTTACGCAAGTTCCCAATTCCGACAGTTTAGGAATAGTTACGCTTGATGCTGATCCTGCCGATGCCGAATGGACATCGGAAGTCGGAACAGTTTCGGAAGATTCGTCAATGGCATTTGGAAAAAGGGAATTTAAGCCGCATTTGCTTGCCAAACTTTTAAAAGTTTCGCAAAGACTTGTTGAAAAATCTCCAGGAATCATTAATTTGGTTTCCGACCGACTCGCGTATAAAATTGCCGCGCCGGAAGAAAATAACTTTCTCAACGGAAATGGTTCCGGAAAGCCTCTTGGCGTTTTTACTGCTTCCGATGACGGAATCCCGACTTCAAAAGACATTTCAACCGGAAACACCGCGACCGCGTTCACTATGGCCGGTCTTAAAGCTGTAAAGTGGGGACTTCCGACAGAATATCTCGCGAACGCGACATGGATAATGCACCGCGACGCCGTCGCTATACTTGACGGATTGAAAGACGGTAACGGTCAGTATTTGTGGCAGCCGGCGACGCAGGTCGGCGCTCCCGATATTTTGCTTGGCAGGCCGCTTAAAATCAGCGCGTGGGCGCCGAATACTTTCACGACCGGATTGTATGCCGGCATTCTCGGGGATTTTAAATTTTACGAAATTGCCGACAGCATGAGCATATCAATACAGGTTCTGAAAGAATTGTACGCAAGGACAAATCAAATCGGGTACATTATCAGGAAAGAAACCGACGGACAGCCGTCACTTGGCGACGCGTTCCGCAGAATCACATTGGCTTAAACATAATTCACAGCCGGATTTTATTCCGGCTGTGAAAATGAAAAAAATAATCGGAGGAAAGAAATGATTAAATCTCTTTTAAAAGACGCGCAGTTTGACAGAATAAAAGTCAGTCAAGCGGCCGGGCAAGCTACTATCACAAGCGACGCTGTGGACATGAGCGGCTATGAAGGCGCTTTGTTCAAAATTACACTCGGAACAATCGCGGCCGGCGGACTTTGTACATGCAAACTGCAGCAATGCGCCACGAGCGGCGGATCATACGCCGATTTGGAAGGGACTTCAATCGTGAACACTGGAGACGATGCCGCTGAAAAAATAATGCTATTGGAATTAATCAACCCGAGCAAGCGATACATCAAACTCGTTGCCGTTACTTCCGTCGCCAATGTCGGAATTGACAGCATTGATGTGATAAAATTCGGCGCCAAAAAAGTCCCTGTCACGCAATCGGGCGATGTTGATGTCAGCGAACAGCACATCGGCCCCGATGAAGGCACGGCGTAAAACCGGATTAAATTAAATTCCCCCCGCCGGCATAAAACCGGCGGGGTTATCCCAAAATAGAGAGGACAAAAATGTTTAAAAAATCCCATTTGATATTTTTTGTGGTAGTGGCTCTTTTTTTATTTTTGAGTCAAAAAAGTTTCTCCGCGTGTAATACGCTGATTTGCCGAGAGCAAGGCGGGGCCAGTATGATATGGTATTCCGGTTCTACGCTGACCTTAAATTCCGGCGCGACCATAACTTTGCCGGCGGATTCAATCGGCGCCGATGATATCGCCGCCGGTTTATTGGGCGCGGATGTAATTGTTTCAAGTGTGGCCGTGGACGCGATTGAAAGCGAAAATATAAAAGACGGGGAAGTTTCAAATGACGATTTGGCCGGCTCAATCGACGCCACTAAAATCACAAACACCGCAGCCGTTTTGACCGCGAATACTTTTTCCGGCGTTCAAACATATGATTCCGGTTCATCCATAACCGCGGCCGCCAATATAAAAGGCGTTATTGTTTCCACCTCAATAATTATCGGCGCTTCGGCGACCAATTCATATCCCACGCCGATTATAAAAGTTTCATCAGCCACAACTTCCGGAGTTTCATTATGTCTCGCCGGCGCGTTTCAGACATTACCGACAAGCGGATATGACAAAGGTTGTTTCGCTTATCAAAATTCAGATAACATAGCGTATATTTCAACTGAAACCGTTACCGCGGCGAGTTCGTGGAAGGCGCTCTGGTAAAAAAAGGAAAATACGATGCCTTTAAAAAGTCAATATGATTATTGGTTTGGGAAAGAATTGAAAGCGTACGACCACGAAAGTTTAACCGTTACGAATGCTGTTAAAACTTTAACATCCGCGAAATTAAATGTTTCCGGATATGAAAAAGCGGTCAGAGTCTATATAACCGTTGAAGGTGACAGCATTCGTTATCGCCTTGACGGCGGAGATCCGTCGTCTACTGTCGGTCATCTTGCTTATACCGGCGAAGCGATTGAAATTGAAGGCAAAACAAATCTTGAAAGATTTAAGACAATTCGCGTCACGACTGACGCCACTCTCCATGTCACATATCAGAGGTATGAGTAAATGCGGAAAATAAATTTTTTATTTATTTTTCTTTTATTTATTTTTTTCAATTCCGCTAACGCGTGGTTTGGACAATCCGGAATCGGAAAATATGATAATCGGTTTATAAATGTAACCGGCGACACGATGACAGGGGATTTGAGCGTTCCGAATATTATTATAACGGATACTGCTACAATTCAAGGCAGTGCGTTCAGTGTTGGTAGTTCTACCTTCATAATTAAAAATGGAATAATTGGAATCGGAACGACAACGCCTCAATGCGGGCTTTCTATCGGAGCGTCGGCGACTTCGCGCTCATTATCGGCTGCCAATGATTTGTTTGTCGGAGGCAAAGCGGAATTTGACGGCGTAACATATTTTGACAATGGCGTTCAATTTTATGGCTCGGTTGGATTTTATGGTATTACTGGCGGTATTTATTCCGATATTACTCCATTATATTTTGGAAGTAACAACGATGCGGTTATCAGATATTCCTATCAGCAATCAACATATACCTTGATGATAGGAGTCGGCGCAGAAACCAATTCTTTGGTATTTATGGAAAAAAATGATATGGCTTTTGATTTTGAACATGGTCCGCAAACCAATCCCACAATATTTATTCATTCCACAAATCAGACGACAGATGAGTGGATGAGTTTAACTCACGACGGGACAAACGCGAAAATAATGGCGGGCAAAGGTAATGTCAATATATCCTCTTCAACCACAAGCGGATATAGTCTTGGCTTTGCTGGAGCATTTGAAACCTTGCCGACTTCTGGCCACGAAGAAGGCACTATGGCTTATCAATTAAGCGACCATACTTTGTATATCAGCACGGAAGCGGTTACCTCGGTCGAAAGTTGGAAACCGGTTTGGTAAAATTTTAAGGAGAAAAAAATATGATTATAAAAATGCTCAAAACAGCGTCCGGCCCGAAATTTACAATGCTCGCCGGGCAGAATTATGAAATTGACGATAAAGTCGCCGCAAATTTAATTTCCGCGAAAGCCGCGGAAAAAGTTATCGGGAAACCAATGAAAAAAGTTGAGAAAATAAAATCGGTGGAATCCGATGAATTAAAAAAACTCAATAAAGCGATTGCCGAAGCTGAGAAGAAATTAAAAGCGGCTAAAAAATCAGGCGCGAAGAAAAAAGAAATCGCGGCTTTGGAAGAAAATTTGAAAATGTTAAAAGCTGAAAAAGCTGAACTGTAAAAAAGGATAAAAATGGCCGATCAAATAATAACCGAGCCGTCCATTGAGCCGGTTACGACGGCTGAACAAAAGTCCCACATGCGCGTTGACATCTCAACGGATGACACGCTTATAGAAAATCTTGTAAAATCCGCGCGAATAATAATTGAAAAACTTACCGGACTGAAATTAATTTCGCAGGTATGGAAATTGGTTCTGGATGAATTTCCATCCGAGGATTATATTGAATTGCCTTATTGGCCGGTAATTTCGGTTGATGAAATTAAAACTATTGATGTTGACGAAACGGAAGCGGTTTTTTCATCCGATAATTATGTTACGGATTTAATTTCAATTCCGGCGACAATCACTTTAAAAGACGATCAAGAGTGGACGGATCCGGCGGCGGGATATCAAGTTGTCAATGGCGTTGAAATCAAATTCACTTGCGGATATGGGACATCAGCGGCTGATGTTCCGGAACCGTTAAAACTCGCCATTAAAATGCTTGCCGCTCATTTTTACGAAAATAGAGAAGCCACGGCGATTGTAAAACTTAACGAATTGCCGATGGGAATCAGCAGTTTGATTGAAAATTACAGAACATATTTCAGAGGCGCCGAATGAGAGCCGCGCGTTTAAGGCATAGAATTGAGCTCCAATCGCCGGCATACGCGAAAGACGCGGTCGGCCAAGACATTATAACCTATACGACCGCGGACACGGTGTGGGGCAGTATAGAGCCCTTGCGCGGAAAAGAATTTATTGAACGCGGAATTGATTCGTCCAAAATAACCGCCAAAATCGTTTTAAGATATTATTCCGGTTTGAATACCAAATGGCGAATTAAGCACGATAGCGATTATTTTGATATATTAAATATTATAGATATTGATAAGCGGCACAGGCAGATTGAATTGCTTGTGAAACAAATTCCGGCGGGGGATATTTAATGCCGCGAAGGAATACAAGAGTTGTCGGAGCCGATGAGGTTTTCAAAGAGCTTCAAAAAGTTCAAAGCGATATTGAGGACGGCGTTGTTGAGAGTTTTAAAAAAGACGGAAAGGAAGTTGTCAAAGCCGTTAAAAGCGTCGCTCCGAAAAAATCAGGACAATTGAAAAAAGACATCAAGTCGGCTGTTTATGAAGATTATGGAAAACCGATAAAATTAAAAATATTCATAAAACGCCGGTCCGCTTTTTATGGATTTTTCGCTGAGTTTGGAACATCAAAACAGGCCGCGAGGCCTTTTTTCTTTAGGACAATTTTGGCAAAATATCCCGATATAAAAAGCAATATAAAAAATTTGATAAACGCTCGGATAGATAGAAGCAACGCGAGAACTCGCGGGCGCAGAGCGGAAATTTTGAAAAGATTGAGTTTATGATTGAAGATTTATACACTTATTTGGCGGCGGATACGACGCTTATTAACATGATTGGCGGTTCCGGCGCTGAAAGAATTTATCCGGATGTTTCAAAAGTAAATACAATTTTTCCAAATATAGTGTATAATATAAACGCGCGCGGAGAACTTGACGAAATCCTCGCTGATCTTTATATCCAGTTTTCAATTTATTCGAAAACTTCTTTGGAAGGATTAAATATTGAAAAAAGACTTGACGAACTTTTGGACAAACAAGACCAAATCGTTATTTCGTCAACTAATTATAGAATTTTTTGGAGCAAAAGGACATCAGGATTTACAACTTTTGAAAACGAAACGAAACTATTTCATCGCGCCGCGATTTATGGTTTCAAATATATCAAAAAGTAAAGGAGATTAAAAATGGGCGGAACAGTCAATAATGTAGTTTTAGGGTTACAGGCCGACAACACCTTAAAAGTCGGCGCTTACGGCGCGGTTGAAGCGGATGCCGTTGAAGTTGGTTATCTCAAAGGCGGGATAAAGCTTGAGCATTCCGAAGAACGATATGATGTTGAAGTTGACCAAGTGATTGGGCATATCAAATCCATAACAACGCATGAGGATATGAAGATCACACTTTCAATCGCTGAGGCAACTGTAGAAAACCTTGCTATCGCGATGGGATATCCGACCGGCGCGATTTCCGGCGGGATTCTTTATTTCGGCGGCAAAACCAGCAATACTGAACGAACTTTATATATCAATGTCAAAGGGAAAAATGGGGGGAACAGAAAAATCACAATTCATAAATGTATTCCGACCGGCGCGACTTCTCAGGAATATAAAAAAGACGGCGAAACTTTGGTTGATGTTGAATTTAAAGTTTTGGCCGACACTTCGCAGACGGCGGAACAAATGATGGGAACAATCGAAGAAACCGGAACAGATACCACAGCGCCGACAGTCGCGATGACAACGCCGACCGACGATGGAACGGTTACAAAAGACACGAAAGACACGGTCGTTTTGACTTTCACTGAAGCGAATCAAATGGATGAGAACACGCTGATTTATGGCGATACGATTATTATCAATAACACCACCACACCCTCATCCGCCGTTTTTGTCGCGGGTTCGGTCGCCTATGACGCGACTGCAAAGACGCTTACTTTCACGCCGGCGGAGAATTGGACGGCGTCAGACACATTTCAATTAAGCGTTTCAACCGGAGTTCGCGATATGAATGGTAATGCTTTGGCTGCGCCATACATCGCCCAGTTCAGCGTAACCGCGTAATTATAATTCCGCTGAAAAATAAAATAATCGGGCGGCGAATAACCGCCCGATTATAAGGAGAATATATGGGAGAAACCGAAAAAATAGAAAAAGCTTTTATTCCTGTTTCCCGGGTCATTAAATTAAGTTTCGGAGAATTTGAAATAAAACCTTTGACGGTCCGGCAGATTTTAAGAATTTTTAAATTTTTAAAGCCAATGCAAATCGCGGTTTTGAAATCCGCCGAAAATCTTGATAATTCGGAATTGATTTTTAAATTGATTGATTTGCTTGGAAATGATTTTCCGGAAGTTTTGAAAATTCTTTTAAACAAATCGGAATTGACGGTTAATGACATTACAATTAATGAAGCCGCGATTTTGGGCAAAGCCATAAGCGAAGTAAATGACTTTGAGGAATTACGACAAAATTTTTCGGCGGCGATATCAAAGAAAAAAAGTCCGGAAACCGCGTAACCGCTTCGGACAAAGACGCGCTTGATATCGTCTTGCGAACTATCGCGTCAAAATTCCCCCAATATACTTTTGAAACAATTTTGGATAAAACGCCCGCGTGGATTGCTTATGTCGCGGAGCAGGCGTTTAAACTTGACTTGGATTTATTGAATAAATTGGGTTTAGAAAAAAAGACTATTAAACCGGTTGAAAAACAAAAGATAATTAAAAAAATGTTCCGGCCGGTTGGGAAACGGAGAATATGGCCCCACTCTTTATAGACATTCTGAGTAATTTCAACGCCAAAGGATTTAAAGCCGCCGCGAAATCCATCAATAGATTAGACCGAAATCTTTATAAAGTCAGTCGCGCGACGATGCAGCTATCGACGGCGATTGCAGTTGTCGGCGGCGGAGCTGCGAAATTGGCGATGGATTTTGACGCGAGCATGGGGAAAATCGTTTCATTGGTGGGAATCTCCCGTGAAAAAGTAAACGCTTTTAAAAACGATATTTTAAAACTTGGCTTGGCTGTTGGAAAAAGTCCGAAAGAGCTTGCTGACGCGATGTTTTTTATTACATCCGCGGGATTGCGCGGAAAAGAAGCGTTGGACGCATTGGAAGCGTCCGCTAAAGCGAGCGCGGCCGGCCTTGGCGAAATGACTTTAATCGCGGACGCGGTGACAAGCGCCGTTAATGCTTATGGTTCCGCGGCGATGTCGGCTGAAAAAGCGACAGGGATTCTAATTTCAATAATTCGCGAAGGTAAAATGGAAGCCGCGAGCCTTACTCCGGTTATCGGACAGATTCTGCCGGTGGCGAGTCAATTGGGCGTTACCTTTCAGGATGTCGGCGGCGCTATGGCGGCGATGAGCAGAATCGGCCTGCCGGCCGCTGAGGCCGCCACGGCGCTGAGGGGCGTCTTTATGGCCCTAATAAAGCCGTCAACGCAAGGCGAAGTCGCGCTGAGGGGCGTTGGCCTTTCATTTGAAAAAATGCGGGAAATCTTAAAAGAACGCGGTTTATTGGAATTCCTTACAATTCTTAAAGATAAATTCGGCGACAATACGGTCGCCCTTGCTAAAATCTTTCCAAAAGCCAGGGGGCTTGTCGGCCTTCTTTCGTTAATTGGAAAAAATGCTGATATGACGCGAAAAATAATGAACTCGCTTGCAATTTCAGGTTCGGCTGATTTAGAAAAATCATTCGGGGCCGCGAGTCAAGAGACTTTGTTTAAATGGAATAAAGCGCTTGTCGCCGTTCAAACAGCCGCGATTTCGCTTGGCAGTGAAGTTCTGCCTGTTATTATTCCAATGATTGAAAAATTTACGGAAACAGTTAAAACTTTGATAAATTCATTCGCGGCTTTATCGCCGGAAACCAAAAAAACAATAATGGATTTTTTAACAATTTTTGCT